ATTGTAAAAATACCTTGCACGAGCCAGTTATGCTGCCAACTGATAAAGACACATTTGTGAAGTGTGTTTTGGACCAAGATCGCGTCACACTAGAAAATATATTCTACTATGCCACAGTCATTGACCCAAAAGCCCGTGCTAAAATTATCAGCCGGAACCTCAACATCCAACTGCCGACCCTCCCGCAAGGACGGTTTGTTAAAGGGTGGTCGGACAAGTCGTGCTCTGCCCAGAGCGCGATCTTGGAAGCCGCACGAAGAATCGCTGATGAACAAGCTAAAGAGATTAGACGAGGAGAGAAGACTAATAATTCGACAACTCAAAAGACGCCCCAACACAAAGGAGGTAAAGCCTCTAGGAGGCGAAGGGAAGAGGAGAGAGCAAAGCAAGAAATTGCCCAAGCCCAAACCAATTCCACCTGGGTTAAAGAGTTTGCGGTTAGACATCTTACAGAAAGATCTCGGAGGCGAGTCATCAACCGACCAGGTCTCCCAACACGAAGTGAAGGGTGTGCAAACACCAATAGTCCCGTGGACGGAGGTCAAGTCGAAGAAGCGACGAGCACCAGGAGTACCAGTAAGGGTACAACCGGTGTTGGACACGGAACAGTTAAGGGCCAAAAGCCCTTCAAGTTCCCCAAAAAATGTCCCTCGTGTGGAAGCCAAGCGTTCAGCCACTATCACCAAGCCATCTATTGCTATCGCTGTAACACCGAAACGAGTTACAAAGAGAGTCCCTCAGGTGGGTGGACCGAGTCTGGTTGCTACTCTGCGTCATAATGCCGGAGTGGAACGTCCTGATGATCCTGTATTGGAAAAGCCTATTAAAGCAGTTTCCTTACCGGATAGAATCGAAGTCTCCTATGCTCGCAAGGAGATGGGACGTGATAAAAGGTCTAGAAATACTAAAGGACCAGCATTAGTCTTCGTTAAGGGAAAGGTGTTGCCCATCACAACCCAGCCTAGTCCCAAGTTTATGTGCGTTGCGGATTCCAGTTTATACTGGGAGACGCTTAGGCAATTTAAACTTGCTCCTAGGAATACCGTAACGATGAAGCAAATGTCAAGCTACATTCGTAGAGCTATGAATGAGTGTGATCTTCGTGATTTCACTTCTGAAGAGGTCTACAATATGGAGATGGACATTTTAGAAGCAGCGATGCATGTGCCAATCCGCGAGGCTCACATGATAAGGGGACTACGTAATTTCGATGATGTAGAAATGATGCACGACCATAGCGACTTTGTTACCAAAGGCGATCTAGGTCGAGTCCCTGTAAAGACGTGTTTCAGTTGTATAGGAGGTACCAAACAGCAGTACCTCCCACGTAAACCAACAACATGAGGCGACGCTGTCCTTCCTGCTATATGCACTCGTTCGTTACCTAGAGTGCAGCCCCTGTTGCCGGGGTGCAGTTTCAAGGCGAAGGACATTCCGTGTGACAGCACTAGGTCCACACGGAAGCTGTTCGACTGGTCTGATTGGGACCAGTCTATTGTTTGGACGCATGCGAATTGTGTTCATAACGAAACTATTGCACTATCACAACGTCACCAAGTCGATGACGGATCGAGATTCAATAAGGCTGTTTTTCCTGAGTTTATGGAGAAGCTTATGCGATTGAAGAAAGATTGTGAACCCATATCCAAGTTGGCCCAGGCCTCTAGGTATTCTGGAGCTAAGAAGAGATTAGCCCTGGATGCTATAGAGGATTTGAAGGTCAATGCGCTGGATATATTCAAGGATTCGAAAGTCCGAATGTTCATTAAGGATGACAAGTATCACACGCCTGAGGTTAAACCAGGGCGCAGTATACAATTTAGGTCTAAACGCTACGCTATAACCTTGGCACAATTCACTACACCCCTTGAGGAAAAAATATTTTCTCATAGAGAAGGTGGTATTAGGGTGTTTGCCAAGGGACAGAACTTACAGCAACGTGCAGAGACCCTTAGACAAATGTGGGATAACTATGTT